AAGTCTGGATACAAAGAATTCTACATCTTAAATGCAAAGAAAATGGGTATAGTATCAGAAGATGACACTTTAGATGTCGCAGTTGGTGCTAGTAAACAAGCATTGAAGGGTGCAATGAGAAGAATGGGTAATAACAAAATGTCCCAAAGAAAAATACTTCAACACTTCGTTAAGAAGGTTGCATAGTTGACCTATGGGTACACATTTTAGTATAATACAATCATGGTAAAAAATTCAAATAATAGTGAGGTACAAAATATGAATTTAAATGCAAATCATTATAGGTTTCTGGATGCATGTGCAGAACAGTTTCCTACTCAAGTGGAGTTTTCAAAATCCACTGTAAAGAAAATCTGTGATACAGCAGAGATTCCTTTTCCATCGTGGTTGATTAGGAAACCACAATTCAAAGCAGGTTATGGAACTTATTCCATTGAATCTGTAGTTCCAGAGAATTATTCTCAACCAGTTGCACCAGTTGTGCAAAATGTTCAAACTGTAGAAACTGTTCCAGTTCCAGTTGCAAATGTTGGTATGAATGTTCTTGATGAAAACATTTCAGTTATTCCTACCAAGATGGACAACTATGTTCCTTTTGGTCACTTTAAAGACCTTAAGTCAATTCTTAAGTCTGGAGTTTTCTTTCCAGTGTTTATTACTGGTTTGAGTGGTAATGGTAAAACCTTAATGGTTGAACAAATATGTGCAAGTCTTAAAAAAGAATTGTTCAGAGTTAACATTACTATTGAAACCGATGAAGATGATTTGATTGGTTCAAATACTCTTATCAATGGTAACATTGTTTTCAAAGAAGGCCCTGTCCTCAAAGCAATGAGAAAAGGTGCAGTATTACTTCTTGACGAAGTTGACCTTGCATCAAACAAGATTATGTGTTTACAATCCATCCTAGAAGGTGGTGGTTACTTAATCAAAAAGACTGGTGAGTTTGTAAAACCAGCAGATGGGTTCACAGTGGTTGCAACTGCAAACACTAAAGGTAAAGGTTCTGAGGATGGTAGATTCATCGGAACTAACATCTTGAACGAAGCATTCCTTGAAAGGTTTGCAATTTGTCTTGAGCAAGAATACCCACCAGTGACTACTGAGAAAAAAATTGTCAAAGGTGACTTTGCAATTCTTGGAGTCAATGATGATGAGTTTGCAGAAAAACTTGTTGACTGGGCTGATGTAATCAGAAAATCCTTCTACGAAGGTGCAGTTGATGAAGTGATATCAACTAGAAGATTAGTTCACATTGCAAAAGCATTCTCAATGTTCAACGACAAGTTGAAGTCTATTGAAGTGTGTCTTGCAAGATTCGATGAAGACACCAAAGCATCCTTCCTCGACCTTTACACTAAGGTTGACGCAGGTGTAAATCCTTTGGGTGATGACTTAGAGTCTGAATTAGAAACAGTAATAGAGGAGAACGATAAAGATGACTTCACAATATAGTAAGACCTCACTAGAAGCATCTAGTTCTCCTCGACCTTGTGCATTATGCACTGGGTCATATGAGGGTTTTGGGAATAATCCCCAACCAGTTTTAGAGAATTATGACGATAGAGTTTGTGATTCTTGTAACTGGAATATAGTTATCCCAGCAAGGATAAGGAGTTTTGAATAATGGGACAGTATGATGATATTGTCGAAAGACAAAGGATACTTCTTGAAGCAGAAGAGTGGGCAAAACAACCTAGGTCAGTACAAGTACATAGGTTGACTTCCATGTGGTATGAGACAGAAGAGTCAATGAAAGATTTTGAAAATGGTGGTGTGACAGATACACACTACAATGGTGGTCATGTTGTTAGACAACAAAATGGCAAAGTAATTAGAACCTTTGGTGAGCAAGTAACTGGTGAAGACCTAGTGAATGCTTATGTTAGAGGTGGAGTTTAATAATAGGGGCTGTATGCTCGGGCAGGGACAGGGAAACGAAAACAACAAAGTGAACACTATTATACACGCATTTGTGTTGAAACTGTTTTCCCATCCCGCCAGATTTATTTGGAGTTAAAATGAAAAGATTTTGGATTATATGGAAACATGCCCTCGGTTCATTTGATGAAGAAGATGGATATAATAAAAGGAATGAAAATGCAATTGCAGTAATTCGTTCTTTATTTGTACTTACAAATTTAGTATGTGCAATATTTATTATGACAAACATAGTAAAAGGATGGTAATATGAGTAAATGTCAAGATTATCCAAACATGGTATTTAAAGGTGTTTTAACTAATGAGGGTCATTCAGTGACTTTCAATATCTTTGATGATTATGTGGAAATCACAAATACAAATGGTGCAATGATATCAGTAAGTAAAATCGATATTGATAAAGCAATTCAACAACAAAAAGATTTAATAGGGATGGGATATAAATGGATAGGATAAAAAATATGATAGAAATGGTTTTATGGTCAAGACCTTGGTCGAGTGCATCAAGGTTCTTTATACCTTTTCATATGGTAATGATGATACTAACTGCAAGTTTAATATTTTTCATAAACAAAGCAGAAGCTTCGGATGCAAACAACGAAGCATTTTGTCTTGCACAAAACATGTACTTTGAAGCTGGCAACCAACCACTTGCTGGTAAGATTGCAGTTGCCCAAGTTGTTATCAATAGAACACAACATATGAATTACCCAACAGATATTTGTGGTGTAGTTTATCAGGCAAAGTGGTCAGAGAATTGGAAAGGTAATATGATACCTACTAGAAACCAATGTCAATTTAGTTGGTTCTGTGATGGTAAGTCAGACGACCCAGTGGATTCAAAAACTTGGTTAAAGTGTTTAACCCTTGCAAGAAATATTTTACAAGGTGAGTATGGAGACATTACAGAAGGTGCAACACATTATCATAGTGTTTATGTAAATCCTTACTGGGCAGATTCATTGAATCAAACTGTAACTATTAACGAACATATCTTTTACAAATAATGTACGACAAAATAGAAAATAAACAATTATCTTCAAACTGTATATCACATCAAGAAATAGCAAAAGTATTACATGCAGATGGTAGTTCTTATAAAATGGGAACACTTGTATATGGTACATATGAAGAGATAGAAGAGTGGTGTGAGAAAAATGATATGTGGGTAGACAAGTATCTAGACCATGTAAATCCTTCTACAATCTACAACACTGGAGAATGGGTGGGGACTGGATTATCAGACCCATTTGCAGTATCAGTTCCTTTCGATTATAGGGAAAGTAGAACAAAGGGTAATTTTAATACTCGTGGTGTCGACCAAGATAAATGGTAGGTTGACAAATTGGAGTTTTGTGCTATTATAAATATAAGTAGAGATTCACATTGTGTTGAATCATTTTTAAATAAAACTGTGGTAATGTTCCACTAGGAGAAAATATGAAATTTTCAGAAGCCGAGGGCAAGCTCAAAAATCTTGTCAATCAAGAAGTCACAATAGAATACATTGTGAACATCATCAAAAGTATAGATTCACTTCAAGTAAAAACGAATACTATATTTGCACCCCAATCAAGTCCATATCAAAATACTGCATTAGGTCGTATGATAGACCCAGAGACAGGTGAAAAACTTGTCAAGTCAGTTAGGAGTATGTTGGTTGATTTTAGTTATCAGAGGTTCTTAAAGTTAAGAGCATTAATAAAAAGATTAGAAGATAACAATGGTAATTTTTCAGAAACAAGAGCATCTTGCATCAATGTGAGGGTTCGTACAAATGGTGAAGAGTTTATTTGGGATGGTCTAAGAAGAGCAGTACTAAGTGGACTTAAAGATATATGGGAAGTTCCAGTAATATCATTTGTTCATGGTGTAAAAACAAAAGCAGACCAAAAAGCTATAGAAGCAAAAGACTTTTCTGCATACAATGGAAAAGGTTCTGAGTCAATGAGAAAAGAAGAAGTCTGGAAAGCAGACTATCTTGCAAAAGAAGATGAAGCAATAGAATTAGGTGATATCATGAAATCATGTAATCTAGATATCCTAGGTGTTTTACAAAATGGTGGATGGAGTTTAGGTGGATTTGCAATCTTTCAATCAACAAGTGTTGGTTCTAAAAAAATTAAATCTGAATATCTAGAACAATCATCTAGAATTATCCAACAATCATTTACGAATGATAACAGTGTTAAAGGATATTTAATTACTGGTATTGCAAAGTATCTTGAGACTGTAGATAAGTGGTTAGAAGCATGTCAAGATGGTGATGATGCATATGATTGTGAGTCAGTTATGGAACTTGATTTAGTTGAAGATGCACTAATTGAATACACAAAAGATTGGATGGTACAAAAAACAAATCCAACTCAAGCAAAATTGATTTCACCATCTGAGTCGAATCATCAAGTAGAAAGTGCAGCTTTTAATTTTTATAACAAAGTTGTTAGACCAAACTTATCTGATACAATAGTAAAAAATACACTGAAAAGACAATTCATTGAAGACTTTGGATTAGATGCAGATAATTTTTAAACTTGACATATACCATTTCTGTGAGATAATAATATTATGAATGAAAAAACAAATATAAAATGTATTGATTACAAATACGATGAAGACAAGTACATTGCAGAATTGATTGAATATGTGAATAAGACATATGACCAACATTATTCACAAAATCAATATCAAGCAACTGAATTTATAATTGATGGTGGTCATGGAGAAGGTTTCTGTATTGGAAACATTCTTAAATATGCACAACGATATGGGAAGAAACAAGGACATAATCGTGCAGACCTCATGAAAGTTTTACACTATGCACTATTTGCTCTCCATGTGCATGATAAAGAAGTGGACAAGAGAGCAACATTATAGTTATAGGAGTAATTATGAAAATAAGTGAAAGTACATTAGAAGTTCTAACAAACTTTAGTAGTATCAATAATGGTATTACAGTACAAACAGGGAATGAGATTAAAACAATCTCTCCAATGAAAAATATCTTTGGTAAGGCAAAGTTAACTGATAATTTTGCAAGTCAGTTTTCTGTATATGACCTTCCAGAGTTTCTTGCAACAATATCATTGTTAGGTAATGATGCAGAGTTTGACTTTGGTGATAAGTCTGTAAACATTAGTGGTGATGGTGCAAGTGCAACATACAACTATGCAGATGCATCAATGATTATTTCTCCACCAGAGAAAGATATCACTATGCCAAATCCAGAAGTTGTATTTGATATTGATGATAATTTGTTATCTAAATTAAAGAAAGCAAGTGCAGTATTATCTTTACCAGATTTAGTTCTGGAAAGTAATGGAACAGTTGTTACATTGACTGTTAAAGATAAGAAGAATCCATCAAGCAATCAGTTTAGTGAAGTTATCATGGATGGTGATGGACAAACATATGCAATGAACTTTAAGATGGAAAACATTAAGATTGTAAATGATGAATATACTGTGTATGTTTCATCTAAAGGTCTTTCTCAATTCGTTGCAAAAACAAAAGGACTTGAGTATTTTATTGCACTAGAACCAGATTCAGTATTTGGTTCGTGATAAATACTTCTGTAGGTACTAGACATTGGTATCCAAGGGTGTTCAACTGTTCTCTCTCTGGGGTTGAATTCGGTTCATAATGGTGGGATTATGAGTCATCTTTATAATGAAATGGTGAATATATGAATGATGAATTTTTATGGGTTGAAAAGTATCGACCAAAGACAATAGAAGACTGTGTTCTTCCAGCTGATATCAAACAAACATTCTTTGATATCAAAGGTGAAATACCAAACATGATTCTTACAGGTACAGCAGGTACAGGTAAGACTACTATTGCAAAAGCATTATGTGAAATGCATGGTTGTGATTATATCCTAATCAATGGTTCAGAAGAATCTGGAATCGATGTACTTAGAACTAAAATTAAAAACTTTGCATCTACAGTTTCCCTACAAGGTGGAAACAAAGTAGTCATTCTTGACGAGGCAGACTATCTCAATGCACAATCAACTCAACCAGCACTTCGTGGATTTATAGAAGAATTCCATAAGAATTGTAGATTTATATTTACATGTAATTACAAAAACAGATTAATCCCACCATTACATTCTCGATGTACTATCATCGACTTCAAGATACCACCATCTGAAAGACCAAGACTTGCATCTGTATTCATGGCAAGACTTATGATGATACTTGATAATGAAGGTGTAAAATATAATTCAGAAGTATTACAAGAATTGGTAATGAAATACTTCCCAGACTTTCGTAGAACTATTAATGAACTGCAAAGATATGGAGTAAGTGGTAGTATAGATGTAGGTATATTATCTAATATTGCAGATGAAAGTGTTGCAGAATTACTAGGACATATCAAAGCAAAACGATTTACTGATATGAGAAAGTGGGTTGCACAAAATGTAGACAATGACCCAGTAAAACTTTTTAGAAAAATTTATGATAAACTTTATGAGGTTCTTGAACCCCAAAGTATACCACAAGCAGTTATTATAATTGCAGACTACAGTTACAAATCTGCATTTGTAGTTGACCAAGAAGTCAACATAGTTGCATGTTTAACAGAACTAATGATGGAATGTAGATGGAAATAATTACATTACTAATACTTTCTGTTGTATTTTTCTGCATCTATTCATGGGGAGAATATAATGGAATAAGAAAAGGTGCAGACCAAATGTATTCACAATTGTATAACAATGGAATAAGAAAAGGTGATGAAGTAATAGTACATCTAGAATATGAGGATAGAAGTGGAACTAAAGAATTCTAACTTTTTTATACAAAAGGATTGTGGAATAAACCATGAGTTTATTACTGATTGGTGTATTGAAAATGAAAACCATCCATACTTTGCACATAGTGAAGATGGAACTCCAACACCAAATCAATTTAGTGATAACCTTCGTGCATATGTTCGTTCATCTAAGGATGGTGATGCAGATGAAGAAATGGAAAAAAACCATAATTTTGATTTAGATACAGAAAACATTCAAGATTTCAATACCTACAATCCATTCACATTTGGATTGAGACCCTTTGCAGATATCTACTGGAAACTAAATAAGTTTTTCTATTCAAATCCTCAAGTACAAGATGCAGAAGAACCTTTCTATATTCATGGATGGTTCAATGTATATAATAAAAAAGAAGGTGATAAAGGATACGACCATATTCCTTTTCACAAACATATAGAGGAAATGCATCCACATATCTATCATGGATTTTATTGTGCAAATGTAGAACCATCTACAACAACTTACAGGGTAGGGCCAGAACAACCAGAAGAAGAGTGGATTGTACATAAAGATTATGATGATATGTTGATATACTCGTCTAGTGGATTTGAACATGCATCGTCTCCTTGGACAGGAGATAAACCAAGAGTAACAATTGCATTTGATATTTTTCCAGAATCTATTTATTTTTCTGAACAAAAACATATAGATTTTCAATGGTCACTTGATGGAAAAATGTATCAAGCAATTCCATTCCCAAAATTGTGGAGTGATAAAGAACTATAAATATATGTGTTACACAAAGGTAACAAACATATCAAACAAATAAACCGCGTTAGGAAGGTATCAAAATGAAATACAGAGTAATCAAAACTTATGGTAATGAAACTGGGTTATCATGTGCATTCAGACAATGGAAAGCAACTTCTCATTGTAATCTAATACATGGATATGCACTTGGTTTCGAAGTTACATTCGAAGCAGTAGAACTCGATTCAAGAAACTGGGTTATCGATTTTGGTGACTTAGGTAAACTAAAAGACTTCCTAAAAGAAACATTCGACCATACAACTGTAGTTGCACAGGATGACCCTATGCTAAATACTTTTACAGATTTAAGTAATCAAGGTCTTATTGATTTAAGAGTATTGGAGAATGTTGGTTGTGAAATGTTTGCAGAAGAAGTATATAACTTCTGTGCATTACATTTTAATGACGAAAGAGTTCAAATCAAATCGGTTAGATGTTTTGAACATGGAGCTAATAGTGCTGTATTCGGAAATTTTTAGAAGTATCCAAGGTGAGGGACATTACACTGGAGTCCCAACTGCATGGATAAGATTCTTTGGGTGTAATCTTGAGTGTAGTGGTTTTGGACAAAAGAATCCAAAAGACCCATCTACTTATGTATTACCTTACGAACAAATTGATACAACAGACATTACATCTGTAGAAGAACTACCAGTATTTAAATATGGTTGTGACTCTTCCTATTCATGGTCTAAGAAGTTTGTAAAGTTACAAAAGAATGAAACTCCAGAAGTAGTTGCAGATAGATTGAATAAGATTATGTCTAGTCCACAATTTCATCTTGCATTTACAGGTGGTGAACCTATGTTAAAAGCTGCACAAAAGAATCAAGTTGCAATTATGGAACATCTTAATATGCCACCAAGTATAACAATTGAAACAAATGGAACTGTTCCACTATTTCCATTTCTTCAAGATGCACAATTAAAATATCAAAAAGATTTAGGTACTGAGTTTTTCTATTCAGTAAGTCCTAAAATGTTTTCAGTAAGTGGTGAAAAAGATGTAGTAAGACCTAAAGTTGTCAAGATGTATCATGATATATCAAGAAATGGTCAATTAAAATTTGTATCTAATGGAACAGATGAATCATGGGATGAGATTGAAGATGCAATTGTACAATTTAGAGACCATGGTGTTGATTATCCTATATGGATTATGCCTGTAGGTGCATTAGAAGAAACACAAAAAGATAATGCAAAAGAAATTGTAGAACAAACAATAGACAGAGGATACAATGTATCTGCAAGAGTTCATTGTTACATATTTGGGAATCAAATCGGAACATGAAGATGATAACAGACAACAAAGAACAAGTCAGAGATAAGACTGTTCTTCTTTATTCTGGTGGTATGGATAGTCTTATGATTGACTTTTTACTAGAACCAGATGTTCTGTTAAACATTAGTATGAACTCTAATTATGATAAGAGAGAACGAGAGTCATTCCCAAAAGGTAAAGAGATTATCTACTTGGATGATGTACTTAATCTAGGACAATATGAAAGAGACGATGCAATAGTACCAAACAGAAATGCACATTTAGTTTTACTTGCATCACATTATGGTGAACATATCATGTTGGGTTCTGTAAGTGGTGATAGGTCTTTTGATAAAGATGAAAAGTTCTATCTTAGAATGGAAGACTTACTAAATCATATGTGGCAAGAACAACACTGGACAGAAGAAAGAAAATTTAAAATAGAATCACCATTCAAAGATAAAACAAAAACAGAATTAGTAAGAGAATATGTAGAAAAAGGTGGTAGTATAGAAGAACTATTAACTTCATATTCTTGTTACGAAGGTGGTGAAAAACATTGTGGACAATGCAAAGCATGTTTCAGAAAATGGGTTTCACTAGTTAATAATAGAATTGATACTCCTAGTGATTACTGGGAAAACAATCCTTGGGAATCTGAATTCCTTGACGACATTAAAAACTCAGTTTATAATGGTAAGTGGAGAGGAAAAGAAGATAACGATATTCTCAAGGCAATGATACTTAAAGGAAATTGGAAGGTATAAAATGGCATATAACAAAACGAAAACTGACTCAGAACTAGGTCAAAGAGTACATGAACATCTAGTTAAGATGGGTGTTGAAACACCAGTAAAAGAAAATGGGTTCACTAGAACTGATAAGATTGACGAGATTAGTCGACACATGAAATACATCATGAAAACATTGGGTCTTGACTTAGATGACGATAGTCTAATGGATACACCAAATAGAGTTGCAAAGATGTATGTAAATGAAATATTCTGGGGTCTTGATTACAATGCATTTCCAAAATGCACAGCTGTAGATAACAAAATGAAGTATGAGAATATGATTGTCGAAACTAACATTGCAGTTCAATCTAATTGTGAACATCACTTTGTAGTTATTGATGGACTCGCTGCAGTCGCATATATACCTAATAAGAAAGTATTAGGACTTAGTAAAATGAATCGTATTGTAGAGTACTTCTCTAAAAGACCACAAATTCAAGAACGATTAACTGAACAGATTTATCATGCATTATCATATATTCTAGATACACCAGATGTTGCAGTTGTTGTTAATGCACAACATTATTGTGTTAAGAGTCGTGGTGTAGAAGATACAAACTCTGCAACAGTTACATCTAGATTGGGTGGTGCATTTTTTGACGATGAAAAGACTCGTTCAGAGTTTATGCAAATAGTATGGGGAATGAATAGATGTTAAGTATACCAGACCTAATAGGGTTTGTAGGAGTGGCATTGTTAATTGGAACATATGCACTTTTAC